CGGACTAACGCCAAACTACTTGGCATTAGCGGTGCAGCGCAAAACCGATTAGGTGGCGGGGCTAATGCTATTGCACAAGATCGAGCTGTACAAAACGCATTCCAAGCACAGAGAATGGCATAAACCATGACTATCTCAGGAACAGCATCCTTTAACCTCGATCTTGCTGAGATCGTTGAAGAAGCGTTTGAGCGATGCGGCTCGGAGTTGCGTACGGGCTATGACCTGCGCACGGCTCGCCGTTCCTTGAACTTAATGTTTGCCGATTGGGCAAACCGCGGCATCAACATGTGGACTTTTGAGCAGGGCACAATCAACCTGACTCCGGGGCTTGCCACATACGCATTGCCAACAGACACAGTGGATTTGCTGGAACATGTGATCCGTACAGGCGCTGGTAGCGCATCTACCCAAGCTGACTTGACCATCACACGTATCAGTGTTTCTACGTATGCCACGATTCCAAACAAGCTTCAGCAAGCTCGCCCAATTCAGTTGTGGTTTCAGCGCTTAGATGGCCAGCGTTCTGCCATCGGCACAGCCTTAACAGCGGCTATCACAGCCACAGACACAACCATCACAGTAGCTTCTACTGCAGGTTTGGCAACCACAGGCTTTGTCCTGATTGGCGCAGAGACCATCAACTACGGCTCAATCAGCGGCAACCAACTGCTGTACTGCACACGCGGTCAAGCAGGAACCACAGCGACAGGACACGCCATCAGCGCACCTGTGTACGCACAAAACCTGCCCTCGATCACTGTGTGGCCAACCCCTGACAACAGCCAGACGTACCAACTCGTGTACTGGCGCATGCGCCGTATTGACGATGCTGGTGGCGGTGTAAACACAATGGATGTGCCGTTCAGATTCTTAAACTGCATGGTGGCAGGTTTGGCGTACTACTTGGCTTTGAAGATTCCCGATGGCGCACAGCGCCTTGATGTGCTCAAAGCTCAGTACGATGAGGCTTGGCAGTTGGCTTCGGACGAAGACCGTGAGAAAGCCGCTGTGCGCTTTGTGCCCCGTCAGATGTTCATTGGAAGCGGTACGTAAATGGGCAATCGGTTTGCTTCTGGTAAGAACAGTATCGCCATGTGCGATCGCTGCGGCTTTCAGTTCAAACTGACTGCGCTAAAGAAAGAAGTTCTCAAGACAAAGCTTTACAATTTGCTTGTGTGCGATACGTGCTGGGATCCAGATCAGCCGCAGTTGCAACTGGGTATGTACCCAGTGGACGACCCGCAAGCAGTGCGTAACCCTCGTCGCGATACAACGTACGTGACAGCGGGGCCAAACTCGCAAGGGTCTTTGACGGGTGGTTCACGAGACATTCAGTGGGGCTGGAACCCTGTTGGTGGGTCGAGGAATTTTGATAACGGACTAACGCCAAACTACTTGGCATTAGCGGTGCAAGTTGGTACAGTAACGGTACAGATAGGAGCCTGATATGGACAAGAAAGATTTAGCCCAAGACAAGAAGATGATTAAGTCTGCTGTTGGCAAGCATGAGAAAAACATGCACCCCGGCAAGACCCCAACCAAGCTCAAAGCTGGTGGTAAAACCAACAGCGATATGCTCAAGTATGGCCGCAACATGGCCAAGGTAATGAACCAGCGTTCTGTTGGTCGCGGAGGCTAAGATGGCTACATACAAGCAACCCACAAAGAAGCCCACAGTGGTGGTTGGCGAAATGCCAGTCAAGCAAGCTTTGAAAGCCAACATGTCGTTGGCCAACGAGCGTAGCAACCCCTATGATGGCGTGAAGACTTCCGGCATCAAGATTCGTGGCACCGGTGCTGCGACTAAAGGTGTGATGGCTCGCGGCCCAATGGCGTAAGACATGAACTACACCCAGCTTGTAACTGCCGTCTCCGATTACACGGAGAACACGTTTGAAACCGCTGAGATGAACACGTTCATCCAGCAGGCCGAGCAACGCATTTACAACACGGTGCAGTTCCCATCGCTTCGCAAGAACGTCACGGGCACGATTACGGCCAACAACAAGTACCTGTCTTGCCCTTTGGACTACTTGTCGACCTTTTCGTTGGCGGTGGTTGATGCGACAGGCGCGTATGAGTACTTGCTCAATAAGGATGTGAACTTCATCCGTCAGGCGTACCCACAGCCCACGGACACAGCCATCCCCAAGTATTACGCCTTGTTTGGCCCCAATTCAGCCGTTGCAAACGAGCTGTCTTTCATTCTTGGCCCAACGCCAGACGCAACGTACACCGTTGAGTTGCACTACTTCTACTACCCAGAGTCTATCGTGACTGCAAGCACCTCATGGCTTGGTGACAACTTTGATACCGTGCTTTTGTACGGCACGCTGGTGGAAGCGTACACATTCATGAAGGGTGAGACCGACATGATGCAACTGTACGACGGCAAGTACAAAGAAGCGCTTGAATTGGCTAAACGTTTGGGTGATGGTCTGGAGCGTTCTGACAGTTACAGAAGTGGCCAATTCCGTGTCGCACCCCTGCCCCAGAATAGAGGCGTGGCATGAGTATTGTTCAAACATCGACCACATCGTTCAAGACGGAGCTGTTGCAAGCGGTACACAACTTTGGCCCGACATCTGCCGACACGTTCAAGATTGCGCTGTACACAGCCGCGGCAGATTTAAACGCCACAACAACGGTTTACTCCACAACCAACGAAGTGGTTGGTACAGGCTACACGGCAGGCGGCAACACGCTGGTCATCAGCGTCTCCCCTACGGCAAGCGACAACAGCTACGGAATCCCGACGGCGTACATCTCGTTTGCCAACACATCGTGGGCATCGGCTTCGTTCACAGCCAGAGCTGCGTTGATCTATAACTCCACACAGGGCAACAAGTCTGTGGCCATCCTTGACTTTGGTTCAGACAAGACCGCAAGCGGCACGGCCTTCACAGTGGAATTCCCGATAGCCAACTCAAACAGCGCCATTGTGCGCATCTCTTAAGGACACACATGCTAGTCACAACCACTAAAGGCGAAATGGATGATTCTCTTCTTGAGAAAAGAGAAGGCGTCGTGGATAATGACAACGAGAACACCACTTGGGTGGAGTACTGGCTAGATGGTGAGTTGGTTCACCGTTCTGCACATGTGACTTTGAAGAAACCATTAACTCATATGGTTGCGGAAGCAGCCTCAATCGCATAAGGAGCCATCATGGCAAACACACAAAGCATGTGCACTTCGTTCATGGGCGAACTCATGACGGCCACCCACAATTTCGGTACAGCGCCTATCCGTGCGGCAACAACTGCTGACACGTTTAAAGCGGCTTTGTACTTGACATCGGCTACTGTTAACGCAGCCACCACAGCGTATTCTTCTACTGGTGAAGTGACCGGTACGGGCTACACCGCTGGCGGCGTGACTGTGACCAACGCTACGGCTCCTATTGCCACCAACAGCTCTGCGACTGCGGGCGTGGCTTACTGGACACCTTCAGCATCCATCACTTACACAACTGTGACTTTGAGCACAGCGTTTGATGCGGTTCTGATTTACAACAGCTCGCAGTCTAACAAGGCTGTGTCTGTTCATACATTTGGCTCACAGACCATTACGGCTGGCACATTCACACTGACCATGCCTTCCAACACAACGTCAACCGCATTACTGCGCTTGTCCACAACCTAAAAGGTAAGCCATGTCTCTCGGCTGGGGTGACGGCGCGTGGGGGAGTAATGGCTGGGGCGGTACTCTCGATGCAACAGGCGTTGCCGCCACCGGTGCGGTCGGCACTGCGTCGCCCGTACTTACCATTGCCCTTACAGGCGTTGGCGCTTCGGGAGCAGTTGGGGATGTTACTGAGTCGATCATTATTCCTGAGCAGGGCGATGTAGCGACAGGTGAAGTTGGCACAGTTGGTATTTCGGTTTCCGTAGCCCTCACAGGCGTAGCCGCATCGGGAGCAGTTGGCACGGTTGTGCAGAGTAAATCTGTTGACCTGTCTGGCGTTGTAGCCACAGGCGCAGTTGGCACGGTTGTCAATTCATCGACAGTTGCCTTGTCAGGCGTGTCGGGTTCTGGTGCGGTTGGCTCGGTCGAGCACGTTAAGACAGTTGCCCTGTCAGGCGTTGCAGGTACAGGCGCAGTTGGTACAGTTGTTCAGTCTGCATCGGTTGCTTTGAGTGGCGTTGTCGCCACAGGTATTGCAGGGCAGGTGATTGTCCCCTTGTTGCCAAACACGGCAACGGGTGCAGTGGGTTCGGTATCGGCAGACAGATCAGTTGCGTTGACGGGTGTAAGTGCTCGGGGCGCAGTTGGTACGATGACGGTAGCAGAGCGTATTAAAGCTTTGACTGGCGTGGCGGCAAGCGGCGCAGTTGGTGATGTAATTGCGGTTTATTGGAAACCAATAGATGACAGCCAGAACGCAAACTGGCAAAATATCACCAACCCGCAAACACCCGGATGGAGTACAGTATCGACTGTGCAAACCCCGGATTGGGAAGAAATTGTAACTTGAAAGAAACAATGCTGGTTTACAAGATCACTAACAACGTTAACGGTCACGGCTACATTGGGATTACCCAGTGCGCTTTGGCTAAGCGTTGGCGTGAGCATTTGTGCGCAGCCCGTACAGGCAGTGATAAGCGCCTCTACAGAGCCATGCGTAAATACGGCACAGACAATTTCACTATCGCCGTCATCCGTGAGGCCACATCCTTTGAAGAGCTACAGCGCTTTGAATGCGAGTTAATCATTGAGCACAACACCCATGCCAAAAATGGACAAGGGTACAACCTGACCGCTGGCGGCGAAGGCACAGACCGTGTGGATCAGTTGTTTGGCGAAGCGCTGCCAACATCTATACTGACAGAAGAAATCGTGGCTTTTGCAAGAGACCCGCAGCACTGGAACATCTCTAACGCCAATGTGCTGGCAATGATTGCCGAAAAGTTTGAATTGGAATGCGCAATTGATACAGTCAAAGACGCACGGAACGGTAGCTCTTGGACGCATTTAAACGTAAAGTATCCGCCAGTTAAGCGTGGTCGTGGCGTTCGGCATGATGTAATGTCTCCCGAGACGCTAAAAGAAAAACGTGACAATCTTGCCAAGCATCGCGCAGACGCTGTTGCTAAGTCAGCCGAAGTTCGTAAAGGCAAGCGCGGCTCAAATGCCAAGTTGTTTGAACAGGCGGTACGCGATATATTCTTCCACAATGAATCATTGAATAAAACTGCGGCCAAATTTGGCATCAGTAAAAAGATGGTTGTTTTGATTAAACAGCGCAAGGCGCACACATATTTGACCCAAGGACTCTGAAATGACCACAGCATATACATCTTTACTTGGTTTAGCGCTACCTGTTACGGGCGAACTTTCAGGGACGTGGGGTGACACTGTAAACAACAGCATTACATCCCTGTTGGATTCCGCTGTTGCGGGTACAACCAACGTCAGCACTGACGGCGATGTCACACTGACTACAACTACAGGCGCTGCGAATACGGCTCGTCAAGCCATCCTTTTGTTTTCAGGCGCGCGTACGGCATTGCGTACGGTTACAGCGCCAGCCCAGTCAAAGATTTATACGGTTATCAACGCCACCACAGGCGGCTTCTCTGTCAAGTTG